ACAAAGTATTTCGTCTTTTTAAAAATCTTTGTCTTAGTACCCTTCAAGGCATTTGGCAATTCAAACGGAGTACATCCACGGTCAACCAACTGTAGAGTACTCATATTTGCACCACCAGCACCGGGCATATAGGCATCAACATTAAGGGTATTCCAAGCATCTAGGATGTTGGATCCTAACGTTTTCGGCCATTCTCCACAGGCAAATTCATAAACATCAATCTCCAAAGGCACATTATCCTCTGGATCTTCTACCGTCGCATTATGGAGCGTCAAATCCATAATGGCTGTAGATACCATGAACTTGACAGCACCATTACTGGCACGATACTCGGCATCACCAGTGGTGTCCCCAATCAAATAATCTCGTTGCCGAAGATCATTCATATCGTCATAACCACGTTTCTGAGATAATCCTAGACCATCTACTCGTCCACCATAAATGACAAAGTCAACCGTCCCTTGTTGGGCACCAGCAGCCTCAACAACATGAGTAGAATTCGTTAATAACGTACGGGCTCCACCTAGCTTCGCCAAAGTACGCTTTATCTTGTTAGTCCACCTCTTTGTTCTAGTTCTCACTCTACGAGGGGCCTTCCTGCGCCGATAAATCAACGCACGATCCCTCTGTTCAGTAACTCCTTGCCCACCTTTAGTACCTCTTTTACTCTTGGTCTGAGTAAAACTCATTCCACGCCTCATACCTTTTCTCAAAGCTAGTTTCAACTGCGCATTAGCGTTATTCCGATACATCGGAAAATTCCTAAAGTTATGTGTAACGTATCCACTACTCCAAGGACCTGCAAATTTCGGCATCTAATCTACCAGGGTTTTTATTAAACCACTTCTATTTATACCTGCCAATCAAATTTTTTTTTGCTCTCAGGGGTACCCCTGACCGCAGGGGGGGCGGAATCTTATAAATAGCCCCCCCTATAGGATGACACCTTGACACCATTATTAAAGGATTTTTCTTTTGACACCATGCCCAATGCAGCCCGTTTTCGCGTTTACGCCAAGAATTTCTCCCTCACGTACTCCAACATCCAACAACAAGAAGCTGAGTTCTCTAAAGAGGATCTTCACGAACATCTGTGCCAACTTAGGGGTGTTACTTGGGCGGAAGTCTCAAAGGAACTCCACCAAGACGGAAATACCCATTTCCATGCACTCGTTGTATTCAACACCCGAACAAACATCCGAGATGTTGCGTTCTTTGACTACCAAGGAGTTCACCCCAACATCCAAGGTTGTAGAAACCTCCAAGCCTGGAGAAACTACATCCGAAAAGATGGGGACTTCTGCGGAGGACCTGATGATGAAGCTGAAGGAGGAGCTGAGGATCTGGGACCACGTTTTAGCTACTGCCGTCAATGCACAACGCTCGAGGAATGGATTGAATACTGCATCCAAGAAAAGATACAGCATGCATATTGCAAATGGATCTGGGACTTGGTACACGCCCCAAACGACCCATCTACCATTGAAGAAGCGCCTCAAGGAGGAGAGATGTGGGAACAACTCCGAGAATTCCGTTACGACGACTTCACAAGAAAGTGTCTTGTATTGGTTGGACCAACTGGGTGTGGAAAGACTACTTGGGCTTTAACTTATGCACCTAAACCTTGTTTACTGGTAAGTCATATGGATGACCTCAAGAAGTTTGATCCCTCAAAGCACAAGTCAATCGTTTTCGATGACATGGACTTTAAACACTTCCCAGTCACTGGTCAAATCCACCTTGTTGACCAATTTCAACCGAGAAGTATTCACTGCCGTTATACAGTTAGCAGCATTCCTGCCAGCACTCCTAAGATCTTTACTGCGAACGAACGGCCTTTTGCTGACGACCCTCCTATTTCTCGCAGGATCCGTCTCATAAACATTGAAAGACCTTGGGGTCATATTGAAATAAATTAACCTTTTAACCCTAACCTAACACCCTTTCCTAACCTCTGGTAGCACCTTTATTTAACCATTAGGATCCCAGTACGCAGACCTAGTAGTTGCGTTCTGAATAACATGATACTTGTATTTCCGAGTACAACCAATCGTGTATCTATGAGGAATATCCCCTAAACCTGCAAGTGGCTTAGAGACAATGATAATTCCTTGCGTATACTTGGTCACAGGACTGTCATGGCGATACAAAGCATCACCGGCAAACTGACGAATCTTCGTCTGACGAATCTGATAGGTAACCGTATCCCCAACGGGTACAAAGTATTTCGTCTTTTTAAAAATCTTTGTCTTAGTACCCTTCAAGGCATTTGGCAATTCAAACGGAGTACATCCACGGTCAACCAACTGTAGAGTACTCATATTTGCACCACCAGCAC